TGATGCTTCTGCTGTAACAATATCATCTTGCTTATCAACATTATCCAAAGACGCAAAACCAGAAACGATGCGACGTTCTTTATCAACTTTTGTCAAAGGCATCGATAGGCGAACATTCTCGCCCTCAGTGTTCCAATGGGCTTTAGAGATACTCATAGTATTATATATTATAGGCCCCTTTTTTAAATAGTCTTACTATTTGGACTATTCAGAAGAGCGACCTTCTCCTTTCGGATTTCGTCCGCTAACTGTGGCAGCCCCATCTGATTGGTTGTTAGTTCTTTCGGAGTCTCTTTCACGGTTAGCATTATCACTAGAAACCTGTTGTGGCTTTAGGTCGAGGACCTTGTCACCACCGTCTCTCTGTGGTAATCTGAGCGCAATTCTTGCTTCATTTGGTGTCATGACCTGAGTCTTTACATATCTCTCAAGGATCTGTGATTGTGCAATTTCGTCGGTTAGTGTAAGTTCGTTAAACTTAAACTCTAGAATGTCCGTCTTTTCACGCATAATCTTATTGATCATTTTTTCTAGATTTCTTTGTGCAGGTCTTGCAACTTGCTCCTTAAATGTTCTATCCTGTGACAATGCTGAAGCGATTGCAGAGGAGTCAGAGCCACCAAGTTTTGAAAGAGGGACCTGATGTGCTACTAAAATATCATCTCTGTTTGACTTGCGATACTCTTTAAAGGATCCTTCCTGAACACCATTTTCAATAGGCTCCATCTTAAAGTCAACCTTATTATTTTCTGAATCTCCAGGCAAAGGAATGTATAGGGTTCTATGGTTTTGCCCCTTAAGTCCAGTCTGTAAGAATCTAAACATTTTGTCTTCTGCATCTGCAGATAACTTTGCACCCTTTAAAGTTACAACATATCTTGGTGTTGCTTTATTTTGAAAATAATCAATGTTGTATTGTGAAGCAAGTGAGTCACCATGAAGAGCGCTAATTGCAGAAATAATATCTGGAACTCCGTAAAAAGTATTTAGTGGAGAGTATTGTTTGAAATGAATAATTTCATTTGGTCTTGGATCATCGGTTACTGGATTTTGATTTTTTGCACCAAAGTTACGGAAGTAAACTACCTTGTTTCCAATAACTTGAACAAATCCATCACGCAGTCTTCTAACTCTCATTGTTGTTGCTGGTATGTGACCTACATACCCAATCTCACCCTTGACAGTTCTACCAATTTCAAGATACCCATTTCCAATGGCTTGCATATCTGTAAACACTTTTTCCATTGTAGAAGTAAATGAATCTTCATCATTTAAAGATTCTAGCCAGTCCGTTAACTCAATCTTTGCTCTTTCAATTCTCTTACGGGCTCTGTCTGTTGCACCAGAATCAGTAGAAGATTCTAGTTTCAGCATTGTTCTTGGTGATACCTCAAAGTCATATCCTAACCCAACAATGTTTTCAACCTTTGCATCGATGGCAGCATGGTTAGCAAATGATGTGTCGTAAAAACTGGCTAGTTCATAAACATTCCAAGGTGGTGTAATTACATCGAATAGTCCATAACCATTTCTATAAAGCATTCCAGGATTAATTTCTTTTGACTTGGCCCCGTCAATTCCTGTGCTTACCGCATTTGCAGAATCTAGATATGATGGTGTTGCTTCAGCCTTTGACATTCTTGATGCACGTCGCTTAAAGTTATTGTCTAAACCAGTAAGGGACTTTAGTTCATCCCAAGACTTATTGAATGGATCCTGTTTTGCAAAAGTATCATCTGCTTTTGCAATCTGGTCAATTCTTGCACCAATAAAATATTCGTTATCTTCAGACATTACTCTTCATCTCCATACATTGCAATAGTGTCCTTTGCTGCCTGAACAGCACCAAGGTCATTTAGATTAGGAATTAATCCAGCCTTCATTCTATCAACTTGCTCAGAATACTCTTCATCAGTGATTCGTCCCATACCTGGGAAAAAATGTGCTTCGCCTTCTGGCTCTCCATAGTATGCTGCAGCCTCTTTTAGTTTTGCAAGTTGGCCTAGATCACCACGGAATGATGGAACATTTAGGATATTTCCTTCGCCATCTGTAAACCACTTACCGTTCTTTCTTTTCCAAACATAAATTCCCCAGTTGTAATTCTTTTCAATCATTGTTACTTTGGTTTCACCAATTTGACCTGGCATACGTGGTTTGCCATTTTTACCAAAAAGTAGTCCGTCTTTATTGTTCATAACCACAAGTATACCATATTAAAGGGCATCTTGAACTGTCTTGCTCCACACTACGTCAGAATATAATGAGTATTCGTAGTTTTTGAGCGATAGGCCATAGTTATCTCCAACAACAATCTTGTTTGTTCCAATGTAGGCGCTATATATGTCTGCTGGATCTACACCATAAAGATTAGTTGTTGACTGAATTAATGTCTCATTCCAAGTAAAGGATCCATACCAGTATGTCCAGTTTAGGTCATAAGACCCTGAGCCCATCAACTTAAACCAAGGTCTGGTAAATTTTTTCTGAACTTGCTGCAGCCTTATAGACTGATAGTATGATATTGCATTAAACAGCAGTGGTCCATTTAATTTTAAAGACCCAGAATATTCTGAAAAATCTAATAATTTAGAAAATGAAACACCTAGGAATGACCACTCGCCAACAGTTATAACTGCCTCACGAACCAAGTTTCCATTCAAAAAATAACCTATGCCATTTTCACGTTGTCCAGTTTTATAGTTGATGGCATATATTTTCCCACGCTTGCCATCTTGCTGTATAGCCTGAATGTAAAACTTAATTAAATTATTCTTATCTTCTACTTGAAATATTTCTGTTGGAGAAAGAGGAAACGCATCTTTATCATATCTAATTCCAGCCTGCAAAGCCATTACCTTATAGTTTGGATTTTTTGATCTATTAATTGGAATAGCGATTCCACGATCAACCATTGGATCATAACCTCCACGAAGTTCAATTCCACTTGTTCTGGTCAGGTATAAATATGGGGAACTTCCTTTATAAATTGTAAAAGGATTTAGAGCCTTATAATCATAATAGATTCCAGACTTTTGATAAGGATATATATCTTCTGAGAATCTTGTTCCAATAGGATTAAAACTATTAGAGTTAAATGCTTGAGATGCTACCTGTAATTTTTTAACCTTAATTGGATTTGATAAAATTCCAGAAACATTAAAGTCTAAATGCATTACAAGTGCAAGATCATTAAAGTCAACGCCCTTTGGAGGATAAGCAATCATATTATTGACAAACTCATACTTTGTGGTTGTCCAACCATCAACTGGCTGAATTACTCCATTCTGAGGTGCATAATCTACATCTGTAAAAAATCTATGATTGGCATTTGCACCTGTTGCAATATATTGAAAACTTATATAAGATTTTAGTAATGCAGTATCTGTATCATAAGCATAATTTTTATTTACACGATTCTTTAAATCTAGATAATCATTATATCCAGTATATAGGTGGTTGTCTAATGAGGCATAAGTTCTCTGAAGTGGTGCCTGATAGTCATACTGTAACTCTTGGTATGTCCAAGTTCCAGTCTTTGTTTCTACCTCTTTATAAATATTTGGTGTTGGGTAATCTATGTTTAACTGCAAAAAGTCTAGGTCATAATACATTGACCCTGTTGTATCTTGAACATACTTTGCAAAATATGTAAGTGGGACATAGTCTTCCCAGTATCCATTAGCATCTATATCCAAAATAAACTTACCCATATACGATCTTGGCCTTAACGTGTATGTTCCAACGTGAGAATGAAGATTGCTTACTGCAAAACTTTTTGGACTGCCCCCATCTAAAAAGTAATCCCACATAGATCTGCTGTATAGGTCTGAGTCTATAACTGTTTCTGATAGATTATCAAAAGCATTTTCATTAAATAGGACTACGCCCGTCTCTCCAAAAGAATCCTTTATTTTAGAAAGATTTCTTGCATTGCAAAATCCAAAAGAATATATGTTTCCTAAAAATGTATTTGACAACTCTCTAGACCCACCTAAATAAACTGAAAGATTGGATGGATTGCCAAAAAATGTTGAAAGGTTTTGACCGTAGTAGTCAGAGAATGTTTTAATGTTAAATCCAACAGCAAATACTTCATTAATAATATATCCTGGAGCAGATTCAATTACTGACTCTTCTCCGTTAAACTTAAATCTATACTTAACATCTTCCATCTCTAGGTCAACAGACAGGTAGTTTCCATTTGTTAAATCTTCTATTCTGAATAGGATCTGCTTATTTGGTGTTAAAGTTTTATTTTTAAATATTCCATATATTGCTTTTGTCTGACCACCAATGATATCAATAGTAGGGAATACAAGATTTCCCTGAAGGTCATCAAATGTTGTTGAGTTGTCAAAATATCTAGTTACACCAAAGGTTATAAAATTATCTTGTTCTGCTTGAATTGATGAAGAGTTATGTGCATTAATAAAGTCTAGTGGTGTATACTTATTCAAGTTAATCGATGGAAGTTGGTAGTTTGGCATTGATAAAATATTGTTGTCTATTCTAAGATTGTCAACTACCCCTTGAGACCATCTGCCTATGTCAGGGTAGTTATAGTTATTGGTATATTTAGAAAACGGAAAGTCAAAGTATACTGACGTTCCACCAAAACCACTATTAATAGATTCTGCAAACTCTACACCTTGCCCATAAACAAACCTTCTTTTAGCAACAGTAGTAGGAACCTTATAAGAATACACAGCGACACAGTCAAGTTCAAATCTAGGAATATATTCTGTTGCATAAAACCCTAGCCAGTCCTGATCAACATCTAAGCCATTGACACTTTCTGTTTTATTTGGAAATGTTATTCTTGATTGATCAATAGTAAAAGAAATAACCTCGTCTCCATTTAAAAGAAGACTTGCTGTATCATCTACAACTCTAATATGAATAAGCATTGGTCTAGACCATTCTCCAACACAATGTGCCCCAACATAGTCGCCAATCTTCAACTTTAGAAATGGCCCACTTACATATAAGCCATCTGTTGATTCTACTGGACCAAAAATCCTTGTATCTTCAGATGTGTAGGAGTCAATCTTCAACCACATCTCTAAAGTATATTCTTTGTATTTTCCGCTTTCATTTAAAAATCCTCCACCTGGAATAATTAAAGATGGGCCATTCATAGGTCTAACAATTGTTGTATTTGAAGCACCAAAAACCATTGGAACTCCGCTATTCTTTGCACCAAGAAATGTAAGATCATCTGAAACTAAATAGTATCCAGATTGCTCACTTAATCCATATGCTTTTGCTTCAATACCGTATGATTGGTCAACTGGTAAGTTTTGTGGCAGAGTTATTGGAGAAATTCCAAGAGAGTTTGAATTAAATTCTTCTGACCATTGGCCAACACTTAGTCCATTAAGCAAAAATATATTTGATGTGCTATCTTGCGCTCCACCATAATACTTAATTTTTATAACAAGTCTAAAAGATGTATTTTCATTTGGAATCATAAAAGTTTCTGATCCAAGAATCCAGGTATCAGAAACCGATATGCTAAATGGCTTTAGATTTCTTACAAGTTCTCCACTAGTCGTATCATCATACTCGTAACCAAGTTCTATTCCAGCAAAATATGGACTAAGCGATTTTATATATGTCGCTACTGTAAAAGTGCCAAGATCAGAGTTAAGTTGATTAAGGTTTAGCGGCATATCTGGGCTTACGCATACAATTTCTCCAAGAATGTTATCTGGTATAACATCTCCAGTTATTGATGTAGTTATGCTTTCTGGGAAAGGCTCATCCGAAATAGAGTATGTTTCATTAAGTCCACCAGTAATTTCCCAGGAGTCCATGTTTCTAAAAGATTCATTTATTAGTGAAATGTAGTCGCATTTATCATCTAGAGCCCATAAAGACTTTGGGTGCTCTGAAAATATTTTTTCTGCATATAGGTTTGATGGACTAGACATTATAAGTCTATTTTATCATACTACTTGGCTTTAATCTCGCAATAATCTGTTGTGCAGTAGGCCTCACCCATTGCCTCTAGATTATCTATACCATCGTAAATTGCACCAAAATCAATATGCTTTAACTTTCCAATATACCCTTCATACTCCTCTTCAGTAATCTGAGTATAAGGCTGCTGAGGATAAACAGTATTCCCCATTGGTAGGAATGAAACTGCCTTTAACTGCCCCTCATACATATGAAGTGCTGGAGCAACATGCTTTGACTCTGTTTCCTTGTCAAATGAAAGAGTTACAGAAACACCATTATCTGACCAATACTTTTGAGCAGTTGCAGCAAGAGCAATCTTTTCAAATAATGTTACATCTTTTTCAGATCTTGGATGGCCTGACTTAATTGGGAAGTATACAACTGATGTGTTTGCTGAGACTACATCCTTCTCAACATTATAATTTGCTGCTTTAAACAAATGTAGCATTGGATCTGTATCTCCAAAACGAACTGCACGGAGGAAGAAGTTTCCTCCAGGCCCCCAGTGAACTCCAGGAGTTGCACCAGAAAGAATTGAAACTGATCCTGAAGGCTTAACTGTTGTTACACGAATTGATTCACGGACACAAAGCCATTCTGAGTATTGTCGGTCATACTTGCGGATTGTATTATATCCTTCATCCATCCATTCACGAACTGCTGGAAGTCCTTTTTGATCTGCAAATGATGCAATGCCTGTAAGGGATGTTCCAATACGACGGTTTCTTTGCATGATTCCGTTTGTTTGCTGCCAGTGTGTTGGAAGCAGGGTAACAGTCTTACCATAAAGGTAGGCAAACTTTAATGTCTTGAGGAAGTCCTCCTTGGATTCATGTCGATTTAAGTGAACCTCTACGAGAGTGCAAAGTTCATACGACTCCAATGGCTGCTCCGCACAAGGATTAAAGCCCATAACTCGATAGTCCTTTCCATCTGCAGGATCTGCTAGACGACCAAAGTTACGAGCAACATCAAGCCAAATAAAACCTGGCTCTCCATTGTTAACAATTAGATCGGTATACTTTTCATAATCCATTCCAACTGTTGCAGAAATTGAGTTATTTGACATCCATGCCCATCCTGGGTTTTCTGGGTCAAATGAGTTACGCTCTGGGAATACCTCTGAATTCTTTAGATTAATAAAGTCTTCATCTCCTGCTGCACCCAAAGCAAGTGTTGCAGAACGACGAACATTTCCTGAAACAACACATGTTCCAATAAGGTTAATGATATCTGTAATAGCACGGCTATCTAGGGTTTCTCCTGCTCTACCGCCAATTACCTTGTCGATCTGTGTATGTAGTTGAACAAGTGGTGCTGGACCGCTGGCGACCCCTCCAAAGCCTTTAATCGGTGCTCCTAGAGGACGGATAAGGTCGTAATTAAACTTCTGAATTGGCTGATTCTGGCGAAGGTAAGAGTTTAGCAAAAGACGAACTGACTCTACCCAACCTTCACGAGTGTCTGGAATATCATAAATCGCTGCTGGCTCTGTTGGGGAATAGATCGCAAAACCCTTTTCCTGTCCTACTGTATCAAAGCCTACTCCAATGCCAAGCATTAAGGCATCCATTACCCAAGCAAATAACGCTCCTGGATCATTCTTATCAAGGTCCTTAGTAGACACCATTGCACAGTTTTGTAGTGCTGCTGAGTTCTTTTTCTCCATAGTCATAGGGGTTCCAAATGTCCACATGCCTCGACCTGGTGGTGTCCATTTTAATTCAAACATTCTTTGGAATGCTTCTTGTGCTGACTTTTGCGCCTTATAGTCATTCCAAGGCAAACGGTTTTCTTTAGCATGATTCTTCTGAACTGAATACATACCCTCAATTACACGACGACAAACTTCGTGCCAACGTTCTTTAGTTCCATCTTCCTTTACACGGGAATATGTTCGAATAAAGGTAATCTCTCCAAGTGAGTTTTCTGCTGCATCTTTAAAACCAAATGGGCTTTCCTGAGACTTATACTTTTCTACAAAATCCTCTGGGAGTTTAAAACTAAAAAAATCTGACATGTGTTTCGTCCTTT